AATAATCTGTCGTAGTTTTGCTTTTGTAAGTTTCATCACAATCTCCTGGTGAGTGATACTTTAAATAGTTTGCTATTCTGGGTTTGTTAAAAAAATCAACTATCCGATAAGATGCCGATCACGTGGTTCTCCTTAACAACTGTAAAGGTTTCGCCGTTGTGCTGAATGTCTCTCAACATATGCGCTTCCACAACAATCTGCAATCCGGCGCCCCATAGGGTTCCGTTCTCGCCCGAGCAGTTGACTACTTCAACCACTGCGAATGGGCTCTCTGCGGCGCGGTAGTCCTGGGGTAGCAGGATGCCGCTGTCTTCTGTGTCTGTGTCCTCTACGGTTCGAACCGTGAGGTAATTATTAACTGGTGTAAGTCTCATTTGTTTTCCTTTCTAACCACACTTGGCAAAGCCGCAGTTCTTGCAAGTGATACAGCCTTCCACATATATTAGTCCTTCTGTGCCGCACTCCCCACAGGTCTTCTCTGTGGCAGTCTGTCCATCGGGAATATAATTCTTTAGAATGCGGGCGATACATTTAGCAAAACTAAACATATCGGAATCGCGGTCTTTCTGCAATTGCTCGACGACATATTGGATGTTAGCTCCGTGTCGCAGCCCTAACGAGATCATCCGGGTGAACCCGCTCTGGTTGGGGTTATCAAAAACCTTCACCAGATCCTTTACTATAACAGTGTCGCCGTTGGTGCCGATGTGCAAATCATAAATAGAGTTCATTGTTTTACGCGGGTGCTTAATTAAGCTTCCTTGCACTTTATCGCGCGGAATTTCAATATATTGAGCCAAGCCTCCCATGACCTCGTAGGGGCGGTCATCCATCAGGCCCACCATCACAACCCACTTTTCGCCTTGGATGGTCGTGTGGTGAATGTTGCAAGGTAACTCCCTAGGCCGCTTGGGGGCCGTATTTTGCGGAAACTCCTTATCTTTGGGGGCATCGCTGACGAGGACACCGGCGCGGGAGCCCTCAACATAAACCGTAATTCCCTTGAGTCCTTGTCGCCATCCTTCCATATAGAGTTCTCCGACCAATGCAGGATCGGTGCCGCGGGGGAGATTGATAGTTGAACTAATGCTGTGATCTATGCTTTGTTGGATAACAGACTGCACTGCCACCCTCTGTTGCCAATTAATATTATCTGATTCAACAAAGAAGGGGGGCAGTTCGCCCGGGTCCTTGAATGGGTGGCTGTCGATCCAGGCCTGGGCATTGTGATGAAGCACTTTATACTCCAACCAGCGATCTCCTAGCTCGTCGATATGATCAGCATCGAGGTGCTGTTCGTCATGTGATAGTTTGCGTCGTCGGATATAAGAGTTCCTAAATACAGGCTCTAATCCCGACGATGTCTGTGACATAATAGAAACAGAGCCCGTTGGTGCATTGGTCAAAATGGAAATGTTCCTACGGCCGTGCTGGGCAATCAGTTTCTTAAGTTCCTCTGGAAGCCTCTGGATAAATTCATTGCCTTCCTCAATACTCCAGTCAAAGGCTGGGAATGCGCCTCGTTCTTGCGCTAGGTATACGCTTTCTTCATAGGCTGCATCTCGCAAGGTGCGATAGATTTTCTCAATGATTACAAGGGCTTCGGGGCTGTCATATGCCAGATTAAGGCATGCAATCGCATCCGCTAAGCCGTGGGTACCCAGACCAGTCCGACGGCCGTTTGAAGCCGCGGCATATAGCTTGTTCCAGAGTTCTTTTTCATCATCGCTGTCAGCAACCTGCTGGATGCTCCGGAGCTTTTCAAGTTCGAGTTCCACGAGGTCATCAGAGAGACGCATTCCAACAGCGGCCACATTCTTCAGCTTATTAAAGTCAAAGTCTGCATTTTTGTCAAAAGAATTTTTCACGAGGCTTTTTAAATTGAGAGAAATTAGCCTACACGAGTCATAGGATGAAAGTGGGATCTCCCCGCAAGGGTTGGTCGTCTTCGTCTTAAACTCTGGGTAGCTATGCGCTGGGAGGTTCCTTGTGATGTTGTCCCACATCAGAAGCCCGGGCTCGGCCGTGTGGGTTGCGGACTCAATGATTGAGCCCCACAGTTGGGCCGCATCGATGTCGACCGTATACTCGGGCTCGTCTGTGTCCACAGGAAACTGTAATGTAAAGGTTCCACCCTCCTCTACAGCCTGCATAAAGCTGTCACTTATTTTCACCGATACATTAGCGCCGGTGACCTTGGTGAGATCGCGTTTCATCTTAACGAAGGCTTCGATGTCCGGATGTCGAATGTCCATTGAGATCATCAACGCACCTCGTCGGCCGTTCTGCCCTATCATCCTACATACATATGAATAGAAGTCAGCAAAACTCCAAGCCCCAGTAGTAGTCCGAGCAGAGTTGTTAACGGGAGCACCCTCGGGACGCAGATCAGAAATATCAAGCCCAACGCCACAACGACGTTTAAACAAGTTAGCAAGGTCTTTGCCAGCATCCATAATGGACGAAACACTATCCTGTGGATTGTCGACAACCACACAGTTGGATAAAGATACGTTAACATAGTTATTTCCTATTCCCATCATCGGTGAGCCTTGGGGCACGATGTATTTAAAGTCCTTAAGGTAGGAATAGATCTCGCTTTCTGTAAGGTGATTGGACTTGCGGGTGATGAACTTGTCTTCCATCCTCGCGAACTCTTTGGCAATACGTTTGTGCATATCGTCCGGCGTCTTCTCTATGAAGTTGCCCTTCTTATCTCGCAGGCAATACTTCGTCATAAAGACATTTGTTGCAAGCTCGTCGCCACTAAAATATTCTAGTGTAGCTTTCTTAACCTGTTCGTTGTTATACATCCTTACCCTCCGTTGCTCTTTTTAAACTTCTTATACTTCTCGACTAGATTCTCTTTTTGCTTTTTGACACTTACCTCCACTAGTTCATCCTCCTCAGAAGGCTCAAGCACCTTAAGACACACATTGGATGTGTCCATAAACATGGGGAACACGAGACCATCGGGCCCGTTGCGATTCTTGGCAACGAAAAGCCTGCCAGAGTTGGCTACCTTGTCATCAATTGTTCGTGATATAGTAAAGATAAAATCCGCAATGAAACATTTATTGAATGCCTCAGAAATGGATTCCATTGTAATAACTTCTGCGTTAAGTCCAGACCGATTAGTCTGTGATGCTGTCCACACCGGAGCCTCGTATTCTGCTGCGATACCACGCAGCTCTTCATAAATAGATTCGAGTTCGTTCCTTTTCTCTTTTAGATAGCGAACAGGGCGAAGTAAATCTCCGTAGTCGACGATGATCATATCGATATCAATGCTACGCATGCGCAGCTTTTCTAAATGATTCCGGATAGTTTGAGTGCTAGCCGTCTTGGTGGGATACTCCTTCACAATCAGCCGCCCGCTGATGTCCTGAACCTCTTCATAAATTTGTTCTTTGAAGGCCGCGAGATTTTGAAGCGGGATTTTAGTAAGACACGAATCATAGCGAGATGCCACAACTGTGTCCTGTAGTTCTAGAGTATAGTGTACTACTGTTTTGCCTTCGCGGAGGGCTTGAACACCCAGGTGCACCAAAGCCATGGACTTGCCAGCACCAGTGGGGGCGATAACAACGCCCAACTCCTTCTGTCCCAACCCTCCCTTGCAAATATCATCAATCAATTCCCACCCAGTGGTGACCGGGTTGCGGAAGCGCGGCTTGAATCTCTCTTCGAAGTCCTTCTTGTAGTCATAGCCCTCGTCATTGTTCATCCCCAACTTAAGTGAATCATTAATCACCTGAGAAATTTCATCGAAGGACGAGTTCTGAAGCAACCCAATGGACTTGACCATCGCCGACTTAAGGTTCTGCTTCTTGCAGAAATCCAGTGCGGTGTCCTTAATGTATTCTATGTCTGTCACGGCATTGACCTGACTCCTCACATAGTACTCGCGCACTTGTTTGGAGGTCAGCTCGTTCTCGTTATCTAGCTCCGACCTTAGAATGGTCTTCATGATATCTCGGGAGGGGTGAACCTCATACTTCTTGCGATAGTTAAATATCTTATTCAAGAAGCACTTAAGATAATTCAACTCCAAAAAGTTTACATCTAATACCTCCTCAATCTGATCCGCAAAAGCGCGGTCGTCAAGTATGACCATGCATAACTTTTCTTGAAATGACTTCCCATATTTAGAGAAACTCGTTGGCTCGCCGTTTATTTTCATTGCTGTCCCCATTGTCTTATGATACTACTTCTGGAGTGCTTTGTCAAGGCAAATACGGTTCATCGTGGAGTGCAAGTCGTCCCAATTGAACACGCCGAAACCATCTTGGTTCATCATGCGGATAATCTCCGTCTTATTATAGTCGTATTCAAAGTTATCGAGAGCATAGTGTACCTTATCTCGGCACTGTAAGGAGAGAGCCGGATCATATAGTTGCATGAGCTTATA